GCAACTGCTAAAAGGAGAGTTTGGCTGTTCTGTGAGCCATTTTCGGGTCTGGCAAAAAATAGCGGAGAGCAACCGGAATGGGATTATCTTGGAAGAGGACGCTGTTTTCTCAAGCATTGACCCAGATCAGGTTAATAGGCTTTTGTATAACCATGACAGCGCTTGGCTTGGTTATAGATTAAACAGTTTGGGATATTGGTATAACTGTCACGCCTATGCTATCACTCCAGATACGGCTAGATGTTTGATTAATGGCTTTGATAAGGGAATTATCCCAGTTGACGAGTGGGTTCCCTTAAAATTGAAAGCCAAAAGAAATTATTTCTTTGATCCGCCTGTTGTGGATCAAATCCTGCGGTCAGAAAGACCGTCAACCATTGAGGGAACTGAAATGCTAGATGGCAAAGATACAGAATTCAAAATTGTAACGGTGGCGACTGAGCCGGAAAAAATGTGGGCTCTTGAACAATCTGCGGCTAAATACGGTGCCGAAGTTGTCAATCTTGGCAAGGATCATCCTTGGCGCAATGATATGACTGGCTTGGCGGGAATGCCGAAAATACAGTTAGTCAATGAATACCTTTCTACTGTTGATCCTGATGCGATTATTATGTTCATGGATGGTTACGATACCTTTCTTGCAGATAGCCCAGATGTTATTCTTGAAAGATACCTTCAAATGGATGCTGATCTTGTATTTGGAGCTGAAAGCAATTGCTGGCCTCAAGAAAGCAATGCTGATTTATTTCCTGAAACTGGAACAAAATATAAATATTTGAACAGTGGGCTCTATATTGGCAGGGCGAGTGCTATTCATAAATTTGTCTCTCATGCCGCTGGGGATGGCGAAAGCAATGGGGATGACCAGCTATTTTGTCAACGTCGATATTTAAAATATCTTCAAGAAACTTGGGACATTACGGTAAAACTTGATGTTGAGGCATACATTTTTCAAAATCACGAGCCTAGAATTCGTGTTGTAAATGGTCAAATATGGAACGATGAAACTCGTTGCTGCGGTTGCATATATCATGGAAATGGCGGAGAGGATGCCAAATCCTTTTTTGTAAAAATGGCTGAAAAATTTGGCTTTATTCCTGATGCCGAAATTGTGCAGTCTCCGTATTATTTAACTTTGGATTACAAAGAAGTCGCGCCAGAAATTCTTGTTACTGATTTTTTGACAGATCGTCAGTGTGATTTTTTAATTCAAAAGTCTGAAAGTTATGGCAACTGGGGCCAGATGGACGGAGATAAATTCCCGGCCCAAGAAATTAGGTTGCGCAGTTTAGGCTTGTGGCATGAATATGAAAGACTGTGGGCTGAGAAGTTGGGCAAAATATCAGAGACCCACTGGAAGCCGATGGCGCATCATGGGCTTCGAGATGCCTTTACCATGCGTTACTCAATGGAAACTCAAAAGGAATTGGGACTTCACACTGACGCCTCTCTTGTTACGGGTAGCGTAAAGCTCAATGAGGACTATGAAGGCGCTGAGTTGATATTCCCACGGCAAAATTTCAGTAATATCAACGTCTCCAAGGGGCAGTGTATATTGTTTCCCGGCGAAGTAACTCATGGGCATTATGTTCCAGAGCTTTTATCTGGCGTAAAATACAGTTTGACCATGTGGACCAGCCGATACCCCGGTGATGTAAATGGTTAAAACATTCATTGAAATTGGAGCCGCCGGATTTGATACTTGCCTTCCACTTGCAAAGGCCGGGTGGAAGGGGATTTCGATTGAGCCTGTTCCGTATCTTTTTGAAAGAACAAAAGATCAATATAATGGGCTTGATGTTGAGGTTAAAAACTTTGCGGTTTCAAACAGAAGCGGCACTGTTGAAATGGCTGTTGCTCGTGACGATGGAAATTGGCTATCGGGTTGTTCCCATGTTATTTCCGACAATCACATGGGCTATAAGTTAAGCTCACACCCCGACAGGCAGGGAGATTTTGAGGAAAAAATAACTGTCCCATGCGTAACATTGTCTTATGTAATGTCTTTCGTAAGTCATGTTGATTTTTTAAAAATAGATACAGAAGGCCATGAGCTTAATATCATCATGGATTATTCTTTTATCTTAAAACCGCGCTTTATCAAAATTGAGCACAAGCACGTTGATGATACTTTGATTTCCTCCAAGCTAGAAGAAAATGGTTATTTGGTTTGGACTGAAAAAGATGATATATATGGGCTAATCTAAAAGGAGTTTGTAATGTCGTTTGGTTCAAGCCCCTTTGCTGTTTCAACATTTGGCAGCGATGGGACTGTAAAATACTCACTTTCTACAAATGAACTGGTTTCCGGCTTTCCAATTCCGGCAAATGCGGACATTACTGAAAACAATGGACTTTCTGCTTCTCCGATTACTCTTGGCGCACCCCTGCCGGGTTCTGTTACTATAATCCAAAACGCCATTCTGCAAACCGGAGCGTTGCAGTCCGGGTCAGCTTCCGTTCCACCTTCGGCATTCTTGCAAATTCACGGATTAAATGGACTTGAATTTACTTCTGGAAATCCATCTGTCGCGTCTTCTTTATTAAATCAAAACCAAACTCTTGCAGCAAATACCCTTCTTTCTGCCGCTCCAGACGTTTCTGAACTCTCAATGTCTGAAGATGAAACGCTGTCTGCCTTTAATGTAACCGCCAACAGGCCAGTTCTGGATGGAGCAGCAATTAACCAAGAACATATATTTAGTTCTGTTGATATAATCTCAGGCGCTCCAGATGTGCCGGATCAATTTGCTTCAGAGGAAGAAACTTTCTCTACAGGAGATTTGGTCGCGGGTTCGCCTTCCTTGGCTGTGATAGAAATTTCTCAACTTCATCTAATTCAAACTGGCGAATTAATTACTGGCACTCCATCCGTTCCGGCGCATGGGATTTCAGAAGATGAGACATTTTCAACCTCTAATTTGACAACTGGATTGGTGGAGATTTATGGCTCAACAATAGCTCAAACTCACATATTCAGTTCTGGTGAACTTACCTCTGGTTCACCGGATGTCCCATCGACTTTTGCGTTTGAGGAAGAAACATTTGAAGCGGGAGAGCTTCAATCGTCTTCACCATTGCTTGATACTGCGGATATTACAGAGAATAATGACCTTTCATCTGGGGCTTTAGTTTCAAGCTCTCATATTCTAGATAGTGCCGATATAGTTCAACAACACGATCTTATTGGACATGAAATTGAAAGCTCCTTACCCAATGTTGGTCAAGCTACTGCACACATAATAGTTAATATGATTGCGGCAAACCTTAACTTCCAGCCGCCCTCAGTTCCAAATATTTCGATGTCGGAAGAGGAAACTTTTGAAGCGGGAGAACTTCTTTCATCTGCTGTGACTTTTGACGATTTCCCATTCATTCAAATCCATCATTTAGAAAATGACCAGCTTTCATCCGGGCGTCCACAATTATTAGAGTTGCTATTAGTTCAAGGACATAGCTTTGGAGCGGAAAATATACTTTCTGGATTGCCAGAAGTGCCGGACCGGCTATATAACGCGGCTTTAGGCAGAATTTCGGAAGATGGTGTAAATAGCAAGGCTGTTGCTGATTTGACTATTAATAAGCCAAATAAAGTTGATACAGTTATGGGAAAACCCAACAGCGTTGAAATAGCGGCTTAGAAAGCGTAAGGTAAGATCATGGCATTTTTTATCAAACAAAACGACACATCCCCCGCCTTGCAGGCAACCTTGAAAGACGGGTCAAATTCTGTAGTCAATTTAACAGGCTGTTCTGTAAATTTTCATATGCGTAAAGTTGGCAGTTCTGCGGTAAAAACTGATGCCTCTGCTTCCATTAGCGATGCACTCAACGGTTTGGTTTATTATCAATGGACTGCCGCTGATACTGACACAATAGGATCATTTGAAGCTGAATTTGAAGTAACATACATCGGCGGAGAAATAGAGAGTTTTCCAAATAATCGGTTTATTGAAGTCGAGATAACCGATGACATTACATGATGAGGAGCAAATGCACGGCATAACCAAATCAGAATTAAAGATTTTAATTCTTGAAGCTGCCGAAAAAGGTTCTGATAGAGCCTTGGCGCGTATTGGTTTGCATGATGAAAATGCAGTGCATGATGTCAAAGAGCTTCGCAGTCTTCTGGAGGGTTGGCGCGAAACTAAATCCTCAATATGGAGGACAATTATTCGATGGGTCACTATGGCCGTTCTCGGATTTATAGCATTTGCCGTTTGGTCTGAGTTTAGATCGCGGCTTTAAAACAGGACAGACAGATGAAGTTCATCTATGTTTCCCTAATTTTTATATTTGCAGCAATGAGTGCAAGCGCTCAGGATGATGTTATAAAAAGCGAAAGCACTGTGAATAGCTCCGGCACTATGGAGACCACAGTTAATTCACCACCCCCAAGCGCTATCAGCCCTCAAATTAGTGCAAGCAACAGCGATCTTTGCACTGTTGGGGTTGCTGGTGCGGTTCAAACCCAAATTCTTGGCATTTCTGCTGGTCGCACTGTCAGGGATATGAACTGCGAAAAGCTCAAGAACGCAAAAACGATGTATGATATGGGAATGAAGGTAGCTGCTGTATCGGTCATGTGCCAAGATAAGCGGGTATTTGATGCAATGATGAACGCCGGGACGCCCTGCCCAAAAGACGGGCTGATCGGAGAGGCTGCTAAAACAGCTTGGGAGATGGAAGCCAATGAAGACCCCGCTCCAGAAATGCAACGTGGAGCCTTAGAAAGTTTGATTGATGCACAGGATGACAAAACCATTGGTCTTGGCGCTGTCTTTAGCGTCCTTGGCCTCTTACTCTTGCTCTGAGCCCTTTTCATACGGGGTAACACCCAATGCCGCATCAACTGGCATGAATTGGTCTATGGGCGCTGTGCTGCCCTCTGTACCGGGATTAGACATAAATGGCCTCATTTACAGATACAGCACAAATAAAATTACTGAAGATGATATGAAGGTCACTATTGGTAATTCAAACGCAAATGGCACTGGTTATACCTTCAGGGAAACTGACGATTGGTCTGGTCTTCCGGGCAATACAATCACAAAAAAATTCCTGTTTAATAATATTCCATCTGCGCAATGGGGCGATGGCTCAATTGAGGTCGAAGGCAAG